AGCACAAAAGTCATAATGGTTTCAACGCCTCACGGCATGAACCATTTTTACAGATATTGGCACGACGCAGAAAAAGGTAAAAATGAATATGTTCCCACTGACGTTCACTGGTCAGAAGTTCCAGGTAGGGATGAAAAGTGGAAACAACAAACTATCGCAAACACCTCAGAACAGCAATTTAAGATTGAGTTTGAGTGCGAGTTCCTTGGATCTATTGATACGCTTATTGCTCCAAGCAAACTCAGATCTTTAGTATATGAAAATCCACAAACCAGTAATGCTGGTTTAGATGTATATATCGAACCAGAACAAAAACATGACTATGTGATGACAGTTGACGTAGCAAGAGGAGTTGGTGAAGATTACTCTGCTTTTGTTGTTGCTGATATCACAGAGTTTCCACATAAGATTGTAGCCAAATATAGGAACAACGATATCAAACCAATGCTGTTCCCTAATATTATTTGGGAGATAGCAAAGAAATATAATAATGCGTTTGTTTTATGTGAAGTGAATGATATTGGTGATCAAGTCGCTTCAATTCTAAACTATGACCTTGAGTATCAAAACTTACTCATGTGTTCGATGCGTGGCAGAGCAGGTCAGATTGTAGGACAGGGATTCTCTGGCAAAAAGACTCAACTTGGAGTGAAGATGAGTAAGACCGTCAAGAAAGTCGGTGCTCTCAATCTTAAGACCATGATTGAGGAGAATAAACTTTTATTCAATGATTATGAAATCATCAGTGAGTTAACGACATTTATTTCTAAGCACAACTCATTTGAGGCTGAAGAAGGATGTAATGATGACTTAGCAATGTGTCTTGTCATCTATGCATGGTTGGTGGCACAAGATTACTTTAAAGAACTCACTGATCAGGATGTCCGTAAGAGATTATATGAAGAGCAAAAGAATCAGATCGAACAAGACATGGCACCATTTGGTTTTATGTCTGATGGGTTAGATGATGACAGTTTTACTGACAATGAGGGTGATAGGTGGTTTAAGGCTGATGAATATGGCGATAGAGCATATATGTGGGAATATATGTGATGGACACTAAAATTAAAGTTATAAATCTGATAAGAGTTGTTATCTGTTTTCAATTAGTAATAGTCGGAGCGACTATTATGGGTTGTTTTCTACCTGGCAAAACATGTGACTCTGATGTGAAACAACATATCGCTAATATGATGACAGTTATTACAACATCTACCTTTGCACTATACGCAGCAGAAAAGTAATGGAATTTGATAAGCAGATCAAATTAGGACATTTACTGCTTACAGATAGAAAGTGTAGAGTATGTGGAGAGACAAAAAATTTAGTTGATGATTTTTACAGAACAAGAAAAGATAGAGGACCAGTAGCATCATCGTATTCTTATGAGTGTAAAGAATGCACTAAAAAGAGAATTCTTGATTCTAGAAAAAATGAATCCTTATTCTGGGAATATCCAGATTGGTAGTTCACGTCCTGTTTCCCCTCTGAAAGTGCCATAAATTCTAAATAATTTGTAGATAAACTGAGAATCACGGAGAAAAACATGGCGACTCCTCAATTATCTCCCGGAGTATTAATAAGGGAGGTTGACTTAACAGTAGGAAGAGCTGATAATGTATTAGATAACATTGGAGCTATCGCTGGTCCTTTTAGAATTGGTCCTGTTGATGATCCAATTGAAGTCACTAATGAGACGGATTTCATTAGTGCATTTGGCAAACCCCTTTCGACAGACGCACAATACGAGTATTGGATGAGTGGAGCGTCTTTCCTCTCATATGGCGGAGTCCTTAAAGTTGTTAGGACAGATGACGACGACCTCAACAATGCCAATGCTGGCGTTGGTATGGCCAGCACGTCAGTATTAAAAATTAAAAACTACGACGACTACGATCAGAACTATAGATCTGCCACAGATTTCTATTGGGCTGCTAAGAACCCAGGTTCTTGGGCAAATGATCTTAAGGTTTGTCAGATTGACGACCTTGCTGACCAAAGAATTGGTATTACCACCGATAACCTGAGAAATGCAGGTGCTATCATTGGATACGGTGTTACTGCACAACTTTCTGCAGTTGTTCTTCCTGGTGCTGGAACTACAACTCCTTTCACTGGTTTCCTGAAGGGTATCATTACTGGTGTTACAACTGATTCGACCAACTCAAACAGTACGATCGATGTTAAGATTGTTGCTAGAGTCTCTGGCGCATCAACGGACACAGGAACAGAAACCAGAATTGACTACAAAGAGAAGGCACCTGAGGCATCATTCGATACTGCAGATTCTCTGATGTTTGTCAACAACTCTGGTATTAATACCGGACTTGCTGCAACAGTTGCTACTTACACTCCAGCGAGTGTCAAAGACTGGTATAATGAGCAGACTCTGAATCTGGAGAACTCCACGATTTATTGGAGCACAATTGCACCAAAACCTGTAACCAACCAGTATACTAAGGCTAGAGGCGGTGAAAATGACGCACTTCACGTTGTCGTTGTTGACGATTACGGTGTTGTAACTGGTATTCAAGGTAATATCATTGAGAAGCACATTTCTCTGTCTAAGGCAGAAGATTCAATCTCTGCAGTAAATTCTCCTCAAAAGGATTACTACAAGAACTACATTGCAGACTTCTCTACAAATCTCTTTGCTGGATACAATCCATCTGCAGCTGCAGATACGTTCCACACCACGATTGATGGCGAAACAGTTACTCCTAGAGCAACTGGATTCTCAACCAACTATACTCCATACACCACTGCAGAGGGTCTCTGGAGTCAACCTGCACAGAATAACGTATTTGCTGCTCTCGGCAACGTTACTTATACTTTGGGTGGAGGTGAAGATTATGGTGCTGGAGTTCCTGCAAGAGGATCAAACGGTCCTATGGCCGCAACTCTTGGAAATCTGAAGACATCATACGATCTGTTCTCTAACAGAGATGATGAAGCAGTTGATTTCCTCATCATGGGTCCTGGTTTAGGATCTAGAGATCTTTCGCAAGCAAAAGCAAATCATCTGATTTCTCTTGCAGA